AGCGCCGCGTGTGGTTATGTTAGCCCTGTTTTGGGAGTCCACATGGGGCCAATCGGCTGCAAACTGCGATGCCGTGAACTGGGGAAGGCTCCAGTTTCAGGAAAACGCAATGCTCAAACGCCAGATTGCGAAGCTACAGCGCCAAATCCTTGAGCTTGAAAAGGCACTGGCCGAAGTGGACAAAGCAGCCAATAGCCCGATCTTCGATGTGCGCTAGAAAACTGCATTGATGACACGATAGCCAAGGAAGGCAAGCATCCCGACAACCGCCGCAATCAACAGGCAGGCCACCGAATAATCCCCGGATGATGAGGAATCAGTCCGAGCATCGACGGGAGTCGACCTGTTACGCACGCCATCCATGATCCGAAATCGTCTACGCGGCTTGTCGACTTCAATGTTGATGGTCTGCCCCGCAGCCTCCATATCTCTCAAACGCTGCGAATAATCACGCCGATCAGTAACGCCAGCATGGTATCTATCACGGTCATGGTAGTAGTCACGATCCTGAATTCCCATGGTCTACCCTCCTCTACGCCGTGATCATAGGTAGTAAAGACCAAATACCGTTTATCAGGGCGACGAGCGGACGGCATGCTTTGGCTGGATGAAGGCCACGCGGCACGCGCCCGGCTTTATCGACCGCAGGACCGTGCACATAGGCTCTGATCACATCAAGCCGATTGGGATCGTCGCGTTACCGCGCCGACGTTTGCCATGGGGCAAGCCCCATACCCCTCAGAGGCTTTTTTTAGAGTCCGCCAGTCTTGACGAGCTGGGCGGTTTTTGCAGCGGCTGTCAGGGGGTGCGGGTAGTCATCGGCAGCAGCAGGTGCAACCAGGCCGGGCGCGCCTGCACCCGTCGCAACCTTGGCATTTGCCCCATCAGAAATCACGATCGGGCGCGATTCCGTACCGACATTGGTGATGGGCGCATCACACGTGACAGGCCGTGTTTTGCCATCCCAGGTGACCAGGGCCATGCATTCAGCAACAGGCTTGAACTCATAGCCCGCTTTCTCCAGATCTGCCGAGGTGGTATCGAAAAACACGCGCTGGCCAAGAGCAACCGAGACCCGGTAAACCGTACCTTTACTGGGCATGTGCATCCAGCCGACGAGGTGCATGGTTTTGCCGTCCAGAGGCTCTATCTTGTCCTTTGCCGGGGGCTGCTCGGGGACAGTCTGCGCCTGGGGCTGCACTGGCATGGGCTGGGCCTGGGGGACTGGGGGCGTGTTTGAGCGGGTGACAGGGGAGCCATCAGGATTTATGTCCACCAGCGTTTGACCTGGTGGCGTGTTGGCAAGCGCATTTTGGAAACGCTGGACGTGCTCAGGGGGCTTGGGCTTTGGCTTGAAGTTCACCCAAACGGCCCAGATAACGACCAGCACCGAAAACAGCATGAACCATTTGCGGAACTTCTGAAACTTGGTGTAGGTGGTCGACAAGTCGCGCGCACCGGATTCAACGACTGTTGCGCCCTGGGTGTGGCTTTTGTAGAGCGGGAAATACTGGGGCATGTATTTGCGCTCATTGACCTGCACCTCGCCGCCCCGGTAGCCGGCCAGGACCTTGCGGATGTACTCATCGGGCTTGCCCAAGAAATGCGCCTTGTGCACCTTGATGTGAAACTGAGCAAGGCCGGCAATCTCCTCCTCCAAAGAGCGCATGCGCTGGGTCATCAGCAGGACATCAGCACCAAAGTGGCGATGCAGCTTGAACCACTCAATCACATCGTCAGGCGTGAACAGCTTTTTGCGGAGCTTTTCTCGGGGGAATGAAACGTGGCACTCATCAATGATGTACAGCGGGCCGATGTTGTTTTTGCCGCGCCAGTCGTCATAGAAGTCCCAGACATGGCCGAAAAGACGAGTTCCCTTTGGAGCCGCCATTGCGGGGCGCCCGAGGTGTTCGAACGTCTCAAATTCCGTGGGGACTATGCCGAGGTTTTGGACTTCCTCCGGCGCTTCAAACTCGCCCAGGACAAAGCAGTTTTCGTTGCGGTTTGCGGCCTCCGCATCCCAGCGGCCGAGCACTGGCAGCGGAGCTTTGCGAATGTCCAAAAGGTCACGGTAACGAGCATCCAGCTTGGCAAATGCCTCGACATTGAGGGGCAAGTTTGTGACGACCTTGCGACCGTTTTTGAGTGCGGGCAGCACGTGGTAAACCACGGCCTCATAGCTCTTGCCAGAGCCTGGGATGCCTTCGAGCAAGTCAATCATGAGCCCAACCTCACAAACGGTATGAGCTGCAAGCCCATGCGAATCAGCAAGGCCGCGCCGATGATGCCCATGGCCTCCCCAAAGCCCAGCAGCATCAGGATGTTGATCATCTCCGCTGGGAGCTGATCAAACGCACCTATAGCACCAGAGATGGGGCCAGGATCAATGGCGCTGACCGCATCGAAAGCAACCCCCAAGCACTGCTCCAACACCCAGCAGCCGAGGTCAGTCAGGATGTGCCAAAGGGATGCAAAGATGGCAACAAACAAGTCGCTAAACCATTTAACGACTGCCGCAATCTTTGCGAAAAGGGTCGTAAACATGCCGCCCATATCAGCCCCCAAACACCAAACGGCGGGCCGTGAACAAGGCCGTAATAATAATGATGATTTTTAGAATGGGCCAGATAAAACAATAATCATCACCCAGTCGATAAACACCCATTGAACCGCCAGGAGTCCAAGAAAGATCAATTGTCCATGCGGGACAGCTACCACCGCTCGGAATATTTGGGGTTAACTGGTGAATGAGATTAACAAACGGTGTTTGATTGAATTTTGTTTTAAATGAGTTCCAAACGCCAGAAATTCCATCAGGGTACTTTTGTTTGTAAAGCTCAGGAATGCCAGTCAAAGGAGTATCGGTGGCATTTTCTTCCGGAGCCTCATCTTTTTCCGTAGTCGTTTCGTTGACGATATTGGTGATGTTTGTGACGTTGTTGGTGATAGTTGTAGTGGTGGTGGTTTTCTGCGTGGTTTCCATTGATGGGCCAGACGCTGGAGAACCAGAGCTGCCAGAGCTCATGGGCGCAGGGTTGAATTTGTTGTGAGCAGTCGTTGTTGTTGTCGTTGTTTGCGTACCCGATTCAGTGGGGCCAGAGTGACCGGAAGGAGCTGGGGTTGTTGTGCCGGGAATAAGAGAGACAGGTGTTTTTGTCTCAGAGGTTGAAACGGGAACAATTGCAGGGCCGGTAATAGTCGTGCTAGTGCCATCGGTAAAAACATTACCACCACTGGCAACAATAGCAGCAGTCATTTTTGCCCAATGATGATCCCACCCCTTGCCCGTATAGTTACTTTGAATGTAAGTTTCTAATGGTGTTTCTTTTACAGCTTCACCATTGCAAACACCGTTAACAACAGGCTGCCCGATTAAGCACTCAGATGGGCCAAGCCTTCTCACAGAAGGGGCAGCAGAGGTAACTATATCTCCAGATCTAAGATACTTAATATCACAATAACCGCCCCAACGAGGGTCATAAACAGAACTAATAACATTAGGAACTGCGGAACAAGCAGCAGAAGGCGTTAAAGCGATGTGATCGCCCCCCCAAGTAACGACATATTTATAACCGTCTGAAAATTCAGGAGTTGAAGAAGGGTCAGGGGATAGTACAGAAAAAGAGCCATCCGTATTTTGTTTTAGCTTCTGAGCACCCCAATCAGAAACAGCCTCAAGAGCTAAAGGGCAAAGAAAAAGGCAAGAAACCTCAGCAAGCATCAAATACGGATTACCAGGTTTTAAATTCGCAGCAGCACCAGCAGCAAGAGCGCCAGAAGCAACCTTGGCAACCTTAGTAGAATCAATAGGAGGTCGCACCTCTATTTTTGCAAGAGCGCCGCCTTTGTGTTTATATGGCAAATCGTGATTTGCGATAGCCTTAGGCTCAACATCAGATATATCAAGCGTCCAGCCACCACGGAGCCTAGTAGATTCCGGAGATGCTGGGTGGACGTGAGTGACATTGCCAGAGGTCACAAACTCCAAACCATTCCAGTTGTACATCTGGTCAATGGCATGAGCTTTTAAGGCAATAAGGGCAAAAAAGCCAAGGAAAAGGGATTTAATCAATCGCATGACTTAATCCCCAAAACCAAAGCTAAAGCGCTGATCCCACCTATCAGTGCAATCAATGCATAAATCAAGATGAGAACAGCGCTTGCAGCCATGACTTGGCCTTAGACCTTCTTGACGCCGCGCTTGGCAACGTCAGGAGCCTTGAAGGCCATGGCGACACCGACGATCAGAACACCCATCGCGATGACGGCAGCAGCAACGCCATCCAGGCCGATCTGCTCGATCATTTGAACGATGGGGTTGGTGGATTGAGCGAATGCAGGCACCGAAGCACCAGCGATAACGGTCAGCGCGGCGGCCTTGGAGCCGTACTTGCGGGCAATGCCCAGAGTGCGATTCAGCATGATGATTCCTTTCAGAGAAATTGCTGAGAACGTGCCAACAGCGGCACAGGAGAGCCACGGGGCTCTGCTCTGCCCTGTCAAACCTTGCGAATGAGCCCCTTTGCTAAAGCGATCCCATAGCCCACCAGATAAGCACCGAGAACGGGGACGGCACCGAAGGAGGCAACCAGAAGGACGGATTCCGGAGTAAGGCCCAACACAGACGGGTCCAGCAGCACCTGGGCGAGGTCCATCCAGGCCTGCGACTCAGGCGGGCAAACGGGTTGATCGACAGCACAAATGAGGACTCGCATGGATGGGGTGAAACCAGTTAATCAAGCTCAAATTCATGGCTGCATTCAGGGCAGCAAGCCCTGTCAAACAAGTCGGGGGAAAACTCCTCCTCGTCCTGAAATTCGCTAACGCAATCGGTGTGGCCACATTCGGGGCAGGTAACGTCCATTACTGAATCACCTCGTCTAAAGAAGATCGGAGAAACCGCAGGCAGAGCCACCCGCACAAGCAGACGGCCAGGACCTGGGGAAGCTGGGTGTAAAGGGTCCAAGTCATAGGGCGTGAAGGTCGATGGCTTTGGCACGGTGGAAAGGCTCGCAGTGGTCTTCAATGAGTTCCGCGCAGGATTCGAGGTCGTCAACGACACCCGCCTCCTCCAGCAACATGACCCAAGCCGGCTCACCAAACCCAGTGGATGGGTCAGGAGCCAGGAAAGCGCCCGTGGTGGCCGACTGGATCACGTAGCGGGACATATCAGGCCTTCGGGGCAGCAACGGGCTTGATGGAGACCAGGACCAGCTTGGAAGAGTCCTGCGCACCAGCAGCCATTTCGAACACGCAATCCACGGGGACGCCCGCTTCCGGCCACTGCTTTTTGTAGTTGGCCCACTTGGCGATTTCGGTGCTGTCCCCACACTTGAAAGGCCGGGTCACGCGGCCGATGGTTTCACCCATGGTGGATTCAGCGAGGTCCACTTGCAGGTGAAAGGTGGTGGAGTCAAAAGCGCGACCGCCGTCGATCTGGCCTTTGCTGGACTTGATACCGGTCAGAACGGCTTGAGCATTGAAACGCATGGTTTTTCCTTGGTTCGGGCATTAAGCAAATGCGGGTTCAGCGCGCCCTTTACTGCTGATCCGCTTGAAAACGTCGAGGTATGCGGCCTTGACTTCGGCCATGGAGAACTTGCGAAGACGGCCAGGAATCCGGCTTTCGTCATCCAGCAGGGTGAACATGGTTTTTTCGTCGAGGTACTTGATGGCCAAGCAGGCCGAAGCACCGGCTGTGCGGATGAACCAACGGGCATTTCGTTCAACTTCCGCTTCGATGGTCTGGACTGGCAGGCGGGCTTCGCAGGGGATTGGCTCGGGGTATGCCTGGGCACCGTGTTCGCGCAGGATTGCCGTATGCCAGTCACTTGCCCCAGCGAAGAAGTCGGCAGGACGGCGCAGCATGTCGGTGGGCAGCAGGCGTTTTTGATTGCCATATCGCAGCTCAAACCGGGTCCACTGGCTGGAGGATTCGGGGCCGTAGATCTGGAGCCCTTTTTCGTAGATGTTGGTCAGCTTGCCGGAAGCGCGGTTGCCGAGGTAGAAGCTGCGACCCTTGTTAATCGCAACGTCATCGCAGTCCCAGGTGCCATCCAGGCGGTGGCCTGGGCGCTGGCCGAGGTGGTCCATCAGGCCGGACTTGTACTCATCGCGGAAACGTTCCATGCCCCCAGCGATACCGTCGAAGAAGTCCACGGCGAGGTCAATGCGGGTCAACAATCCGCGGTGCTGGTCGATGTAGTCAGCCAAGGTGTCGCGCCATCCGGTTTGGGCGAAGGTGCAGGCCATGCCCTCCAGGTTGACGTGCAGGGTTTGAGACTGAGCATCACCTCTTGAGCCAGCGGAGGTGCTGAGGAATCCGACCCAGCCAACGGGGTGACCTTTACGCAGAATGTCCAGGCGATGACGGTAGAAATCCTTGCCCTTGCGAACTTCCGGATCAACCGCGAAATCGGCACCGAGGATGCTTGCCACGTCCTTTGCCATCTCGAACGCCTGGGCTCCGGCCATCTGATCGGAATCGGACATTTCACGCAGGGCATTTGCCAGACGGACTTCGTGACGGCGCTCGGGCTTGCCATCGTCCATACACATGCTCAGGCGGGCATGGTCACTGACGTGGTAATGGCTGGAGGTGAACTCAGGCCGGGGGAACAGCAGCTCTTCCGATGGCAAGGGGGCATTGCGACGATGGACCGTGAAGCGGACCCAATCGGTGTGCACATACCCGCGATGCTTGATCTGCTCGGCATGGATGCGGGCCTTGATTTCGTTGCCCTCCAAAACCAAGTCATTACGGTGCTTGGTCATACGCCCTGCCCCGTAGAAGTTGTCCCCGTGTTACC